TATGCCTTGGGATTGAACACCACGGGGGCAAATAATGTTGCTGTGGGACACCTTGCTACTTACGATAACACAACTGGCGCTCAAAACACCTCTGTCGGTAGTCTGGCGCTTACTGACAATACCACTGCTGATAACAATACGGCGGTTGGGTATCGTGGTTTGAATCAAAACACAACAGGTGCGAACAATACGGCGATAGGCAGTGATGCACTTTTGTCGAACACCACTGGCACCCTAAACGTAGCTGTTGGACCCACTGCCCTCGACGCTAATACAACAGCAAACGCAAACAATGCTTTTGGTTATGGTGCGCTAGGCGCGAATACTACAGGCACTCAAAACTCTGCCTTTGGGTATTTGTCACTTCATGCAAACACTACCGCGAGCAACAACACTGCTGTTGGAAACAGCGCACTAGGAGCAAATACCACCGGCACGGAAAACGTGGCAGTCGGCAAAGGCGCACTAGATGCAGCGACTACCGGGAATTACAATACTGGCATCGGCACTGGCGCTTTGTCTGATCATACTACAGGCTCTGACAATACGGCGGTCGGGCGCAACGCACTCGGGTCAAATACAACAGCGTCTTACAACACGGCTGTTGGTAAAGGTGCTTTGGTTTTAAACACCACTGGTCAATACAACACAGCGGTCGGCGCTAATGCATTAGACGCTGTAACTACTTCTAATTTCAATACTGGTATTGGATATTCTGCTGGTGGCGCAGTCACCACAGGTGCGGGTAATACAATGCTCGGCTATGAAACTGGAATGGCGATTACAACACAAGATGGAAATACGTTTTTAGGGCAGGCTGCGGGTAATGACGCGACATCAGCCAACAATACTATGGTTGGCTATCTTTCAGGACAGTATATAACTTCAGGTGCAAAAAATACAATTCTTGGTCCCTTCGACGGCAATCAAGGCGGCTTAGATATCCGCACATCCAGCAATAACATCGTGCTGTCGGATGGCGATGGTAATCCTAGATTACGCATCGCCAGTAGCGGCAATTCTAATTTTAAAGCAAATCATGCCGGTGTAATCAGTACGTTTGAAAATACAAACACCAGCAATCCTGACGGTATAGATGTGGCATTCACAGGTGCTGCCCCAGATAATAACTCACGATACTTTTATCGTGGACGAGACAACGCAGTAAATCGTTACTACGTTTACTCTGATGGTGATGTACAGAACCACGATAATTCCTACGGCTCTACGTCAGACACAAAACTAAAGCAGCAAGTAACTGATGCTTCATCTCAGTGGGACGATATCAAGGCGCTGAGGGTTCGCAAGTTTAAGTTTAACAGTGATGTTGAGGCGCACGGCGACAGCGATTCTCTGTGGCGTCTGGGTGTGGTTGCTCAAGAAGTTGAAGCCGCAGGCATGTCTGGGCTTGTGAAAAACAATCCTGACATCGGTGAAGACGGTGAGGACTTGGGCACCACAACAAAAGCAGTAAAATACAGCATCCTGTACATGAAAGCCGTCAAAGCTCTGCAAGAAGCTATGACGCGCATTG